TCCCAGACATGGCGGTACAGGGCGCTAGACATGGTCTGCTGGTCATGCTGACGTTCATCTTCCAAGACGGCAGGGAACAGTGGGTTGTCATCGTAGTTCAACCAAATGATTAGATGCAGGTCATCTTCATAGTATCCATCCCGGCGCAGTTGCTTCTCGTAGGGCTTCAGGAATCTCTGACTGAAAGCATCCACGCTTGATCTGGGGTTGGCGCTGATCCATATCTCAGAGCCTTCTTCACGGAGCGTAGGTGTCAGGGCTTTCAGGGAATTGAAGCTGATGGTCTGGCCTTCCTCTACCCAGAATCTCTGGAAGCCGTGCATAGACTTGACCCCCTCAGGGTTCCTTGCCAGCCCACGGAACCGGAACACGGGTTCATCGTCATAAAGAATCTGGTTGTTATGTATCTCGAAGCCGGGGAGCTTCAGGCGCTCTATCTCGGCAGATAACAGGGCGTGTACTGAATCATCAATGGATACTTGGAACTCACGGAAGCAGGCAGTCTTGATACCCTTAGTCATAGCGTCCATCAAGCAGATGTCGGCAAAGCTCATTGACTTACCCGATCCCCTACCACCGATGGCTATCTTGAAGCGCTTCTGCTTCTGAGCAAAAGGCAGGAGCTTCTTGGGGAGTTGCATGGTGGGCATTATTCGAACGTGGGCTTCTTGCCCTTCTTCCTTCTGGCGTGGCTGTAGGCGATAGCGGCAGCCTGCTCTGGCTTCTTGCCTGATGCTATCTCCTTGCGGATGTTCTCTTGGATAGTCTTTTTATCACTGCCCGGCTTCAGCGGCATCGCCTGCTCCTACGATTTCTATCGTCCACTTGCTGTCTGTCTCTATGGGTGCGCCATCAATACCGCTGATCTCTTTGCGGTCAGTTTCTTTCCAGCCTGCTTGGGTTTTCAGGTAGAAGATAGCAGCCTGCATATTGCCTGTACGGGCTTCTGAAAGCACTGATCCAGCTACGTCTATAACGGCTTTAGCCTTACCCCGCCTGTAGGCTTCATTTACTCTGGGGTCTTCGTTAAGACATCTCTGTAGCGTATTGAAACAAATACCAAAATAATCTGCGAGTTGCTGTTTGGTAACTGAAGAAGCAAGTTCTTCAATCTTCTTAATATCTTCGTCTGAGAATGCGAATTTCGGTTTCATAACCGTCCGAAGTTTATCACATTTTGTAGAAGATATGTCTACCTATTTTGGTTGTCTGGTGTAAATGCTTTGACCACTCTGGCTGGACGTAGTCGGCGTGGTAGTGGGTGGCTTGGTCTGTTAGGTCTGGGTACAGGTTGAAGTATACTCCTATGGCAATAAGGAATGCCTGACCGTAGGCTGATTGGTTGGCTATTGTTTCTGGCTTACCATCGCACCAGTAGGTGAACTGACATCGGTACTTGCGTTCCCCTCCCTGCTTGATTACATCACAGGGGTTATCAGGGAAATGGTGGCTTGCCACTCTTGACATAACCACCTGCCCGGTTGCTATCTGGCCTTCGATTGGCTCTGACCTGCTCTCATGGTAGATCAGTTCGGCTATGCACAAGACGGAGGCGATTATCATGAAACTCTTTTTCCAGCTTCTCCAGATACTCACGAACATCAGATACCAATATGGTTTCTTGGGAGCGATCTCGGTAGTACATCTTTTCGTTAGCCTCAGTGTTTGTGAGGCATTCTATGAGCTGTTCTTCAGTTATTTCAGATGGATCACGCAGTTCGTAATGCTCGATGCAATGCTCTTCGATCCACTCTTCGTGTCTACTTGTCATACGTTACCCCTTAAAGGCGCACATCCTTGTGCTTGGAGAAATTAAAAGTTGGCTTGGTAGTCTGCGTGGATGGCTTTGATCTGATCCATGAGCGGGTCGTATTCTGGCTCTGGCTGTTGGTAATACAGATTGCAAAGAATGTCTGAGTTATCATCAATCAGTCGCATAGCGTAGCGCCGGGCATTGATCCTGATGGCACCCGCCATTGCGGCGAAGTCATCAAAGTTAGTGGTAACGCAGGCTTTGGCGATGAGTTTCGCATCTTTGGGGTCTTCCCACATTTCTTCCGGGTAGTCGCTGAACTCAAGTATCCAGTCTGCCACCAAATTTAGCGCCCGGTTGCTGGGGTCAATCTCGCCAGCATGGTTGAAGAACTCTTGGTAATAATCTGTCAACAGATCTCGTAGTCTCATGGTTTTCCCCTTATGCTGTTATGTATAAAACGATCAGTGCGCCAATCAGGGCCAGAAAGCAAAGGCCGCCGACAATTTCTTCAATGATTTCGTAATTAGGCATATCGCCAAACAGTTTATTTCTTAGTTTCATTTTCTTCTCCGTTTGCTGAAGCACCCTTTGCTTCAATGGTTCCAATTCTACAGTATTGTTTACTTGTGTCAACAGTTTATTCGCCGCAGAAGCAGGGTATTGTGTCATCGTCACCAAAATCCATTGATTGCTGGTCAGTAGCTATAATCTTCATCCTTTCATAAGTTAGCCCATTCCTATCAAAAACATCGTTGTGGTTGTTCTCAACCTCAATCCACCAATCAGCAAGGTCTGGCCTCTCCCTGATGATTGAAAGTCTCTTTGATTGGCCTTTAAGAAAGCAAAGATCACAATTACCCCAGTCGGTCACGCCATTATTGTTGGGAAGTTCAAGATCAAAGGATGATTTTCTCCAGAACTCCGCAATCTGATTGACTGTAACTCCATCAGCATAAAGTGGACACCAACATTCCTGCCCCTCACTTATCTTGTTATGTATCTTCACTGCCCTTCGCTTCTCGTCAGCGCGAATGCCTATAAATGATTGGAAAGGCACCTCCCAGCCCTTCTCATTTTCCAAATACCTTCTCATGGTTCGGATTTTCATCTGCCCCGAACAAGTTCTACTCATTGGATTAGGTAACGCCTTGGTATCGCTAATCAATCTTTTGAAGGGTTCCCCGTTGCGTGAGGCCGTTTCATAATCAACCACGTTGTAGAAATAGTTGTAATGCTCAGAGTCTGGTTTTGGCTCCCGGCCCCCGTACTCAAGCCACGTTATTTTGACACCCCATTCCTCAGAACAGCGGTGGATAAAATCATAAGTCTGAGGCATTTCCTTGCCGGTATTGGCAAAGAGAACGCAGAAGTTATCAGGAAGGGTGAAATCATAAGCCTCTAACACCCTGTAAAGCATATAGGCCGATGTCCTGCCGCCGCTGAAAGAGATTAGCGTTTCTTCGTCTGTTTTATACAGCGAGTTATTCATTTTTATCTCCAAGTCTCTCGTCTGTTTGCATTAGCAATGTTGCGGGAAATGATGAAATTGTTGACCTCCGGGGGGATGGTTTCGACCCTGACAGGCTTGAGTGACCGGGGCCAGACACCGAACTTCTTCTTGTACGTCCATGCCGCCCAGCCCTTCTTGTATCCCCGATCTTTGCCGTACTTGGTCAGAGCAGCCATCCAGACCGCCTTGCTTTCCATCGAGTGCGCGGTAGGCTTGGCATCGTCCAGCTTGACCAGCATCGTGTGATCGCTTTCCAGAGCCTCCCGGATCGTGATCTTGTATCCGCAGACACAAGAAAGCCCCTGCATGATCTTGCCACAGCTTGGGCAGTCCCTGACCGAATCGTCCTTCTTTTCCTTCTTCTCAATCTGCCCGGCTTCACTGAAGCGCTTCTCCTTCATGTCCAGCTGGGATGGCTCCATGAGATGGGCAAAGCCGAACCGACTCACGTTCCCGCTGTGATCTAAATAGATGCCGTAAGGTTTATCAGGGTGGGTGCGTTGGATTCTCCCAGCCCTTTGCTGGTACGCGATGGCTGACTTGGTGCCGTAGCAGTCAATCAGGCAGCGGGTCTGGGGTGAGTCATAGCCCACGCCCAGCAGCTTCGAGCAAGACAGTATCTTGAACTCCCCAGCCTCATGCGCTCGGTAGATTTCCTTGCGATCCTTCTCCTTGGTATAGCCGTCAATATGATGCGCCGGGATGCCATTGTCATTGAACATCTTGACCAAAAATTCAGAGTGCTTAATGCTGGGGCTGAAAGCGATTGTCTGGCTGTTCTCGCCATGCTCTAGCCAGTTCCTTACGATGTCCCCGGTCAGCTTGTCATCCTTCTCCACGGCCTCTGCCAGAGCGTCTGGGTGGTAGTCTGATCCGCCGGTTGGCAGTGCTTTGGTTTTCAGTTTGCTAACGTCAACACTTCGGCCACCGTAGTAGTGAACCGGGGCCAAGTAACCCTGCTCCAGAAGTTCTGTCTGCTTCACTGGCACGATCATTTTGTCCCAGATGAGGCCAAGACCCCTACTGTACGGCGTGGCTGAGAGGCCCACATAGTGCATCTTTCGCCCGTCCCACTTCTCCAGCATCTCTGTCAGACCTTTCCACGGGGTGTGGCACTCATCCCAGATCGCCAGTTCAAAGTTCAGTTTGTTGTAGCCGCGCCGGGTGATCGTCTGCACTGAGCAAATTTGTACCGGGGCGCTGGGGTTCGCTGCCCAGTGATCAGCCTGCTGCACCCCGTAGTCAATGCCCCACTCATCAAAGACTTTCAGCGTCTGGTCTACCAGTTTGACCCGATCTGCAAAAAAGACTGTGCGCTTGCCTGCGTCCTGCGCCTGCTTTGCCATGTAGGCTGCCGTATGGGTCTTGCCGAAACTACAGCAAGCGGCTAGTAATACCTTCTTGCTCCCCTTCCTGAACTCATCCCGAATCATTTCGATTGCTTTTTCTTGGTGTTCTCTAAGTTCCATGTTTTCTCCAGACATAGTTAGCCCATTTTCTCCCGCGAAAGTCCAGTGGCGCTGGAAGCTCTCTCGCGTCCGGTTGATCCCGGTAGCCCGCAGGCTAGATACTCATTACCCGATCCACAATGGTGAACCGATCTCCCGCCGACCGTAGTCGGTTTGCCTATCTCACATCCTGTCCAGTTGACTGTTTCGCGGTTGCCTGTTGACATGGGCGGGTCAGCGCAGGCGTTGTGGATGCTTGATTCTCCCGTTTCCGGGGCTAGTTTTCAGGGGGTAGCTCCCCATAGCCAGAGTTACAGTCAGGCTTTGCCACACTGGACGGTGTTGTGGTTTTTGATTGAGATTGCACAAGATGTTGTGCTTTTAGGGGAAATGTCAGATAATCCCCGTTGTCGGGTATCTGAACTCTTCCACTATTCTCAATCGGATTTTAGGTTTCCCACAAAACCACCGACAATTTCATTTTACACTTCTCCTGAAATGAAATGCAAGCGCTCAAAGCCCCGGTAGACCCTTTCTGCCGGGGTTTTTTTACACCGTGCGTTCCCTACCTATCGCTTTATCAAATCCTTTACACGCTGGGCAGTACCAGCCAATTCTGACCCACTGGTCAGCTTTGATTACTTCTTCTGCGGTTCCGCCGCAAGAGCATGGTTTTTCTGACATCTCTCCGTGCTTTTGATTCGTCTTTTGCATAGCTTAATGATCCTTTGAAGGTCGTGGATGGAGTAGTTCCGGGGCCGATCATCTTGCTCCAGCGCCTCCACGATTTCAAGACTACGTCTGTCAACCAAGCCCTTCCGGTATTCCACGACATTCCCCGATAAGTAGCGGTTGCACTTGACGCACTGGGCGTGGCAATTATGAGTATGGAATCGTAAATGCGGAGCAGACCCTGTTGACCTGTAGTGACCAGCGTCAAATGCCCCACCAAGCACTGTAACGCCCTGAGAAGCCCCACAAGAGACGCAGGGCTTACCCCTATCCCTTACCCTTATGTACTCGTTAAACGCCTTCTGCGCCAATCTGAGCCATTCTGAGCGGGTTCTGAGTTTTTCTTTCTTTTCCTGCGTCTCTTTTGCTTTGGCTTTCTTGACGAACTGCTGGGCTTGGGCGCTCCTGCTGTACTCGATCAGATGCTCCATCGAGCAGAAAGACTTCAGCTTGCTGTGGATCGCGTCCGTTTCAGGTGTCTTCGCCCTGCATAGGGCGCATCTCCGGGTTCTCATCAAGTGCATCCAAAAAAGGCTTCACAAAGGCTCGGTGGTAAGTCACGCCAAGAGACACCATAAAAGTGTACATCTCTTTGATCTCAGCCCGGCTGTATTGGTCAAGACCTACCTCAAGCATCCCTTTTGCTCGATGCACCTGATCCATAAAATCGCGTTCAATTTCCATAACTTACACCGCTACGAAGCATAGTTCCAAGAAGTCTAACTCAATCAAGTCGCCAACAAAACTGTACCTGCACCTGACCCTTTCTACAAAGCCGTCAACGATGTCCCCTGCTTTGGCCTCAAAGGTTTTATCGCCTGCCCACCAATCGTCTTTGCCGACCCAGCCCATCAGGTAGACATGATCGCTGGTGCAATAGGTGAACAGGTAGGTGTCGCAGTTCTGTTTCTCCTGACTGTACGGAACCCTGACCATGTAGCCTGACTTGGGTGCGCCGACTGAGTTCTTGGTCTTGACATCAATTTTGTGATCTTTATTGACCACGAAGTCGTAATCTACGCAGCCATCTGCAACGTAATCAAAGTCAAAGCCTTTCTCTTTGAGCCAGCGACCTACCGCAAGCTCTCCGATTGTCCCGGCTATCTGACCCTCACCACCCTTCTTGATCGTAGTCTCGTTGAACTTACGCCCGGTGTATTTTCTTTCGGCGTACTTTCTCCACTCGTCTGTAATCTCGTATTTTATCATTTGCGCTCCATGGGCCACGGGACGTAAACCCCATGCTTCTCGCCCAGATGTCTATTCAATGTTTCGTAGATTTTCACATACTCAATCGTGTTAGGTTCAGTGGTGGAGTCCTTGTCCGTCATTACCTTTTGAATAGGTTTCCACAAGTGTTCCTTCGCATTGGCAGGTGTCCACGGGATGTCAGCTTCTTCTTTCAGCACCGTTTTCATGTCAAGCCCAGCGTTGTTCAAAGCTGTACTTAGATGGGATAGATACAGGTGCAGAGCATTGTTCTGTGAAGTGCTACGCTTCTTTCCGATTGTCCATGTGAACGTCAAATATTTGTGCTGGTCGTGAAGTTTCTCCACGTTCTCAATGAACTGCTCTTTGCTAAACTGGCTATTGACTGTCCACGCTTGCATTCAGCACCTCCACATCCACATTGAGTTCTTTTGCCAGCGCTTCAGCGATGCGAGAACTGACACGCGCCGACCGGGTGATCTGGTACATCCGTTGTCTGCTTACACCCAGCTTGCGAGCCAGATGCGACTGCTTGATACCACGATCTTCTATAATTTTTTTTAAATTGTTTCCGAACATTTTACTTCTCCAAGAAAGGGGGCATACGCCCCCGGTAATCAGAATGGTACGTCCAAGCCCAAGTCATCAGACAGTGCTGGCTTCTTTGGTGCTTCAGCCTGCTTCTGTTTTTCTTTCAGCTTGATGCGCACCCGTGGCTTCTTGGGATTTTCTTCCAAGTCCTCTTTTGAAGTGATGTAAACATCCAGAAAGTATTTAGTGCCATTGACCATAGCGGTGCCAGTGAAAGGCGCTTGCCAATCTTCTGTCCTGCGGTCGTTAGCCCATGCTGCGCCCTGATTGTCATCGTCATACTGTTCACTCATTTTCATCTTCTCCTTCGTAGGATAGGTGGATCAATTGTTGGTTGACGGCCTTCAACGATGCGTTCCATGCAATCGCCCAGACCTGCTTGATTGCCTCATCTTCGTCCTTCCACTTGAGGCCAGTGGCTTTTTCAAACACATACGGTAACATTTCCATCATTCGCTCCTGAAAGTTTTTGCTGCTCTTTGAATTGTTTTGCAAGCCGCCGATACACATTCCTCCAGCAACTCGATGTAGGATTCATCACGCTCAACTCTTGCCATGACAATCCTCATGTCTGGGTGATATGCCACGAAATCGAGCCATTTTCGTCCCGTGATCCATAGTTGTCCCTGACATTGGGGGATGTACTTGGATGGCAACTTGTCGTCACCATCACGCAGATAACCGACCATAGTGGACGCTATAGGGCATTTAATCTCCAAGAGTCCATCGTCACCCACCAATCCGTCCGGGGAAGCTCCACAATCCAAATCGTCATGTAGGCACAGACCTATCTCGAACACGTCCTGACCAGTGATGAGTTCATAGGTTTCACGGGCT